CGACGCGGCCAGGTGGTATGGTCAATGAATCCGTCGGTGAGACTGATCGCTGGGCTGTTCTGGCCGGCATCGGGACAAAGGCCTGACCAGGGCCGGAACAATCAGTCAGATAGTTAGTCAAACCAACAAACAGGAGAAATAAGAAAATGTCGAAGGCATTCACACTAGACCAGCTCGCCGAGGGCATCCGCGATCGTCACCTCGGTGCCGAGGGCCGCAGGCTCCTCGAGAAGTGGAACCGCACCGGTCTCCTCCGCGGCCTCGATGGCGTCCGCAAGGAGAACATGGCTCGCCTGCTGGAGAACCAGACCGCCCAGATCCTGAAGGAAGCGAACTCCCTCGGCGGCGGCGCGGGCTCCTCGTCCTCCTCGGGCGACATCCGCGGCTTCACCAATATCGCGTTCCCGATCGTCCGTCGCGTCTTTGGCGGTCTCGTTGCGAACGACCTCGTCAGCATCCAGCCGATGAGCCTGCCCTCCGGCCTGCTCTTCTACCTGGACTACACCTACGGCAACAACCGCGGCGGTCAGACAGGCATCAACGGCAGCGATACCGTGGGTCAGAAAGCGACCTACGCCGTCGGTCAGTCGATCTACAACAACCCCACTGGTAAGGGCATCCAGTCGGGCTCGCTCGGTGTCGGTGGTCAGTATGACCTCGTCGGTACGAGCTACTCGAAGGTCCACAGTGGCAGCTCACTCGCCAATGCAGTCGGCACCGCAACCTTCTCTGCGGGCACCACCCTGCTGTCGACTTCCGGTTCTGATGGTCGCCTGTTGCAGTTCGATCCCCAGATCTCCAACCTGATCGATAACAGCTCGGGCAAGTTCGTCGCCGCGGTGCTGAAGTTTAGTTCAGCCAACTTCGGCTCGCAGGTCGACTCGACGATGGTGAAAGAGTTCGCTCTCGTCCTCACTGGCACTGCGAACGGTGCCAAGGACGTTGCCGCGTTGCCGCAGTCTGTCCAGGGCGGCGTCGGCGTCATCAACGTGCGCCGACTCAACCAGCTCGGCACCTGGGACACTGGCACGAGCACCTTCACTGCGAACTCTTTCGCCCCTCTCGGCGGTTCCGATTCCGCAGTTCTGATGATCGTCTCGGGCACAAGCTTCGCTCCCGACGCCTTCTGCCAGGACTACAGAGTCACCCACCCGATCGCCGCGGCTCTGAACATCGACTCCACGGACGGCTCGGCTCTCACCATCCCGAGCTTCGAGTCGGACTTCGGCGCGAGCCCCTCGCCGCAGATCCCCGAGATCGACATCAAGATCGAGTCCATCAGCGTCACCGCCGATACCCGCAAGCTCCGCGCTCGCTGGTCTCCGGAACTCGCGCAGGACCTGAACGCGTACCACTCGCTGGACGCTGAGGTCGAGCTCACCCAGATCCTGAGCGAGCAGATTGCTCTCGAGCTCGATCGTGAGATCCTGAACGACCTGCTCACCGGCGGCACCGGCGCGAACTACTTCTGGTCCCGCGCTCCCGGTAAGTTCATCAACAAGACGAGCGGCGTCGAGGTCTCTCGCACTACCACCCTCACCCCCGGCCCGGCCTTCACCGGCACCGTTCGCGAGTGGTACGAGACCCTCACCGAGACCATCATCGACGTGGCGAACGAGATCCACAGGAAGACTCTCCGCGGCTCGGCGAACTTCATCGTCGTCAGCCCCGACGTCGCCACCATCCTCGAGGCCTCGGTGCTCTACAAGCCCGTCTACTCGATCGATGGCAGCGGCCAGGTCGGCTCCCCGATGACCATCGGCGCTGAGAAGATCGGCACCCTGAGCAACCGCTTCACCGTCTACAAGGATCCCTACTTCCCCCGGAACAAGATCCTCGTCGGCTACAAGGGCGGCAGCTACCTGGAGACCGGCTACGTCTACGCCCCCTACGTGCCGTTGATCGTCACCCCGACGATCTTCGCTCCCGAGGACTTCACTCCTCGTAAGGGTGTGATGACCCGCTACGGCAAGAAGATGATCCGCAGCGACTTCTATGGCACGGTCACTTGCCTCGACATGAATATAATATAGTTGAATGTAATCTAACTCGAAAGGGTTAGGTTACAACTATATTGACGGTGCCACTCTCGTAGTGGCACCGTTTTTATTTAGCGCGGAGGTTTATGTCGGAATAGAGTTGAATATTATCTAAATATGGAAACTACCTGCAAACTTTGTTTTAAGTCATTTGAGCGTTTAGCCTCACACGTGTCCAGATGCCATGGCCTCTCTTATGAGAGCTATCTATTGGAACATTTTCACGGAGGTGTCCCTCCAAAGTGTGAGTGTGGATGTGGCCAAGATGCACCTTTCTCGAAATCACAGGGTATGAGGTTTCTTCGATACATTCACGGACACTCAGCAAGAATTAAGGGTCGTTTAACTGATGAGTCTAAGGCAAAGATCGGTGCTAAAAATCGTCAAAATTTAGAGCGCTATTACAATGAAAATAAAGAAAAAACTATAGCGCAAGCTGCATTAATGCGATCACATATAACACCCGAAGTCAGAAAGCGATCAGCCAAGACAAACTCTGAAAACTGGCAAAAGCCCGAGTCGGCAGAGAAGAGAAAGCGCCAGACAGATCGAGCCATTGACCTCCTCGAACAGGGAAAGATCGGTCCCCAAGCTCCCTACAGGGCCGAGTGGAAGCTCAACCCATTCACTGGCAGGGAGGAGTATATGCACTCTTCCTGGGAGACACGATTCCTGGACTCTTGCATCAGTGCCGGCTTGCCCATCACGAAGCAGCACGACATTCGCATTTCCTACATCGATCCGAAGGGAGTCGAGCGTACCTACATCCCAGACTTCCTCACACTTGACGGTAAGACGCTCTACGAAGTGAAGGGTCATGCGACACCGGTAGATCACGAGAAGTGGCAGGCGACGGCCCAGTGGTGCCTCGATAACGGTGCCTCCTTCGAGATCATCAACTACGGCGCGGTGTGATCACGGCATTTTTCGCCTTTTGTGAAAAGTATTCACCGGCTTGCATACCTATAGACAAGCCCGATCCATTGTGATCAACCTGACCCGACGGGGGGATCGGAAGCTTTCGGCCAAAAGGAGGATCACAATGCCCAAGGTAACATACACAGCAGCGCGGGGTCTCGTTCAGGAAGCGGGATCAGGTCTTGACATCGCTGGCGAACTACGCGGAACAAAAAAGCAAGTGATTGCAACGACTTCAACACTCACGCTTGCAGATAGCGGAGCAGTCCTTGCGCCTACTGCTGGTGCCGCGCAAACATTCACGCTGCCCGCAGTAGCTACAGCTGCTGGCTTTCATGTCACTTTCCACGCAGGCAGCGCGCAGGCTCACGTCATCAATGGGGGCGGTGCGAAGATCCAGGGGGCAATTTTCGATAACTCCGCCGGCGTCGGGACGCTCGCTCGCAACGCAGTCACCAACAGGACTTCAATCACGCTCGCCAACCCTGCCGTTGGAGATTATCTCAGCATCGTCGGCGACGGAACCAATTACTACGTTTTCGGTTGGTGCAACGACACTCCCACGTTCGCTTAGTGTAAACAAGCACCTGATCTAATACATCACTTCGACAGGGAGTCTCGATGGCTCCCTGTCGTCGTTTTATTTCAACGACCCTCGCGAGTCACCTATTTACAAGTGGGGGATCACGATGGCAACCTTCGCAAGCACTCTCAGCCCTACGCCCTTCGGCTTCTTTGACTCCGACTCGCAGTTCCAGTCGGAGGCCGACGCGATGGTCACGTTCGTCAAGAGGAAGCTCGGCGACGACATCCTCTCGGTGGAGCTCACGTCGAAGCAGATCTGGGCGTGCTTCGAGGAGGCGTTCTGCGAGTATGGCGCGATCGTCAATCAATACCAGGCGAAGTCCCAGCTCGGCAATCTCATCGGCTCGGCCACGGGGTCTCTCGAGGGAATGGAGCAGAAATATCCCCGTGAGACCCTCGAATTCGCTCTCAAGCTCGCTGAGCCCTACGCCGCCACGGCGGGCCTCGGTGGGTCCTACAACACGACGTCGGGCTCCATCCAACTCCAGCAGCGTCGGCAGGACTACGACCTCTACACCGATCTCGTCGACGGCTCGGGCACGCCGCTCTTCTCTTCGTCGCACAACCCAGGCCGCGGCAAGCTGCGAATCTTCGAGGTGATGCACTACAGCCCACAGGCAGCCTACCGCTTCTTCGATACCACGAGCGCGATCAACTACCTCAACAACGAGTTCGCCTTCGAGTCTTTCACACCAGAGACGGTCTTCTACGTCCTGCCCGTCTTCGAGGACATCCTCCGCGGCGGCCAGATGGCGATGTCGAACAAGGTCCGCAGGTCGAACTACAGCTATCAGATCATCGGCAAGAACCTGCGAATCTTCCCGGCTCCCGTCGCCGACATCCCACCGAAACTGTGGATCAACGTGGGATTCCCGCAGGACCCGCTCGCTCCCAATGTCCCCGACCCCTCGATCTGGGGCGTGAGCAACCTGTCGAACATTCCCTTCGGCAACTTCGCCTACAGCAGGATCAACTCGATCGGCAGGCAGTGGACCCGTCAGTACACACTCGCCCTCTGCAAGGAACTCCTCGGCCTCGTGCGCTCGAAGTTCGGCAGCGTTCCGATCCCGGGTGGCGAGCTCCAGCTGAACGGCAGCGACCTCGTCACCGCGGGCCGCGATGAGAAGGACAAGCTCGTCACCCAGCTGAAGGAGATGCTCGAGTCCCTCACCTACGACAAGCTCATCGAGGCCCAGGCTCTCGAGGTCGAGAACATTCGCAAGACCCTCCTCGCCGTGCCGATCCCGATGGGCCGCGCGATCAGGATAGGTTGAGCCGATGGCGCGTCTCTTCATCACCGAGAGGGAGCTCGATCTCATCTCCGACCTCACGAAGGAAGTCATCAAGGACGTCATCGGCCAGCGGGTCTTCTACTACCGCGTCCGGGAAGACCTCACGACCGTCCACGATGTCTACAGCGAGTCGCAGGACAAGGTCCTCGATCCGCCCCTCGAGATTGACGCGCTCGTCGAGTGGACGTCCCCCGAGGTGAACACCGGACAGTTCGGCTCAGAGACCCGCGG